CTTCTGGCTTTTCTTTTTGTCTGCGTACATTGTTTGTTCCTTTTGTAAATTAATGTTTGTAAATTTACTTATAGTAAATAATACACGAAAACCTGCAAATTCCTAGTCATACGCTGTAAACGAAGTAAATTTTTTGTAAATTAAAATTTACAAAATTTACAAATAACAAATCATTTACTTTGAAAATGTGTCTCACGCAGTTGATTAAATACACACATTATAATGACACAATTCTTTAAATTAGTAGCAGAACTAGGATTACCGATTGCCGCCACAGTGGGCATGGGTGTGTTCATTCTGTTCATTATCAAATACATCCTTAACGGCATTGTTAATTCAATAAAGTTTATAGAAAGTGTTATTACACAATTAGACAACCGTGTGAAAACAATGAATAACGACATCCTAAAAATAGATCAGGAAGTGTCTGAACAACTAAACATTCCGATCGACACAGACAGGGTGGCCAGAGCAGATGGTAAAAAGGACGCAAGGAAAGACTAATGGATGTAACAACTTTTACAACTATTGTACAGGACTATGGGTTTCCAACTGTGGCTGTATTTTTCCTTGCCTATTTCATTTACTTCCTGTGGAAATATATCACCACAGAGATTACACCAAAACTTGGATCAACATCAAAGACATTGATCGCTCTCATAGATAGAGTGCGTATGCTGGACAACGATCTCATTAGATTGAGAACTAAAGTACGTACTTTCAGAGACTCAAAAAAGAAGTAAGTACTTTTGAGGTCAGGAGAGTAAATGAAATTCATAATGGTTGTGATTATATGTTTTGGTGCGGATTGCCAGGCCATCTTTGAACCAAACACATATGACAGTCATGATTCATGCTATGAAGTGGCCATGCAGACTTCTCAGTTCATGCAACAGATGTATCCAGATTCGGCAGGGGAAGTACACTGCTTCAGCGAACAACAGTTTTCTGAATTCCAAAAGATGCTGGAACAGGGCGGTAAACCCACTCTTACCAATCCAGATCCAGAATATTCGGGCCTAGAAGCCTAGTTGACATTTACCTTTTTTGTAGTATAATAATGCTATGATTCATGCAATGATAGATCTGGAAACACTTTCCACGAATCCCAATGCAACAATTTTGACAGTGGGTGGAGTGAAGTTTGATCCGTACACAAATGTTGAACCGGCACAAGGAATGTACTTCCGTGTGGACGTTGATTCACAAACGGAAATGGGCAGAGACGTCATGCAAGACACTCTGGATTGGTGGGGCAAACAGGATCCAGAAATCATGGAAGAAGCATTAGGGGACAAAGACAGGATACCACTGGACCAGATGATAAAGACAATTAACAAATGGTCTGTTGGTGTTGATGTTTTCTGGTGCCAAGGACCTTTGTTCGATTATGCCATATTACAAAATTTATATGCACAACTTGGACATCCTCAACCATGGCAGTACTGGCAGATCCGAGATTCAAGAACCCTGTTCAGTCTTGTGCCACGTGATCCAAATGAGAAGAGAACAGGACTTCACAACGCACTCGAAGATTGCTATTTCCAAGCAAGGAAAGTACAAAGGGTGTACAAGCAGTTGGGAATTAAAAATGTCAGATATTAAGTGGTTCAACATAGAAGACCTATACACAGTCAAAGATTACAAAATAACACATAGGAAAGATCCTGTAACAAAATGGATCAAACTGCCATGTGTGTACAAGATAAAAGTTAACAACACAATAGTCAACGTTGGGAGATCCGATACCTGCAAGAAGCACGGTGGTGCTGAAAAGGTAAGGAAAGCAATCGTTAATCTATTGAACGTGTTTGAACACAACAAAAGTGTTACAAAAACCAAGTATTGGGAAAAAATTAGATTGCAACATAGACCAAATTCTAGTAATATTAAGATAGGAATTTTAAAAACAAATGCAATCGCAAAAACCTATCTACAAGAAGCCATATGAAAAAGTAAATCATTACTCCGAGTCTGTATGGCTGAGCAATGACACTCCAATTTTTGAAACAGAATTTACAGCAGTTTTCAAGGACCGATATCCATGTGTGGAAGGACACACATTATTTGTACCAAAACAAGACATACCCGAGTACATAGGACAATCATATAAATTAGCATACGAATTCGCAGAAAGATGGGTCAGCGAAGGCAAAATGGATGGATTCAATGTGGGAATGAATATTGGCAGGTGTGCTGGACAAACAATTTTTTGGCCGCACATACATTTGATTCCAAGAAAAGAAGGTGATGCAGAATCTCGAGGCGGAATGAGATATGCACATCCTGGTGCTGACCATAGGGAGCGTTATTAATGACTAAATTAACCAAGAAAAAAAAAAGAAAATCAAAAAGAATTTCTGCTGGACCGATCTTTACCTCTCCAGATGGTGGTGAAACAGTGTATGAACAATTACCAAACGGAGAAAAAATTTTAGTTGAGCAATCCCAATTAGCCAAGGATCGTGAGACGGCTATGGATGAATCTGAAATGGTCGGGGAAGAGGCAATAGCGTTACGTAGGAAATATCCCACGCTGAAAAAGGCCTGGGAACGTTACCAAACTGTGTGGAATCTGGTGGTAGATCATGACTAGGCAACACATGATCCAGATCATTTTTACCATGCGTGTACAAGCGTCTGTGTGCGTTTAAAAGGCATTAAATAGGCATATGACAAAGTATGTTAGCATCATAGGAAACGGTGAATCAAGACGAGGGTTTGACATAACACCATTGAAAGGTATTACCACAATGGTTGGTTGCAACGCAATTTTTAGAGATCACAATCTGGAGTATGTGGTGTGTGCTGATCGCCATATGTGCCAAGAGGCGGCCAACACAGTTGGTAAAAATACAACTATCTACACAAGGGAAAACTGGTACAAACAGTTTGCTTATTGGCCCAATGTTAAATGTGTTCCTGATCTACCCTACGAGGGAGACAAAAGACAAGACGATCCATTCCACTGGGGTACTGGACAGTTTGCCGCACTCGTGGGCATGAGTTTTAAGCCAAAGGCAATATTTCTAGTGGGGATGGACTTATGGGGGATCGGTGATCATAAAGGACCGGAAGGTGTGAACAACATCTACAAAGGCACCACAGGGTACACCTATATCAAAAGACCGGTCGATCCAAGGTACTGGATATACCAATTCAACAAGTTGTTTCAACATTCAGATTGCAGATGGATTGTTGTTAATAATGAGGACTGGAAAATGCCAGATGAATGGAAAGAAAATAAAAATGTGTTCCAAGACACCTACGAAGGCCTTGCAAAGTTTATCAATAAACAGTTGACAAAAAAATAATACCATATACAATAGTAACATGATTAAACCAATGATAGACCATTTAATGGTGCAACAACAGATAAAGGCTCCTTACAAAAAATGGAAACACATGGTAGGAGTCATCTGCCTAAATCAAACTTATAGAAAGCAAGTCAAAGAAATTTTACCTAAGTTGTTTAAGAAGTATCCAAATCCTGTAGCATTTATTAGGGGCAGACAGAAGACACAGGAAAACTTGCTAAAACCTTTGGGTATGTGGAAGGTTAGGACAAAAAGATTGAGAAACATGAGTGTAGACTATCTAAGTTGGGACGGTAAAGATGCCGCTGACTTACACGGCATAGGCAAGTATGGTTCTGACAGTTACCAAATATTTTTTCAAAATTATATTCCTCCCAACGTACAGGACAAAGAATTAAGAAAATACATTGACAATCTTGTAGGATAGTTTATAATAAGGTATGTTTGAAAATATAAAAGATGGAGATCTAGTAACTCTTAAACTGGCTTCAGGAGAAGAAGTCATAGCAAAATTTACAGGCAAGGCCGACACATACGTCAGTATCGAGAAGGCACTTGTATTGATGCAAGGTCCACAAGGACTTGCATTTGGTACATTTTTCTCCACTGCTGAACAAGACAAGCCAATTAATATTGCAAAAGACAAGATCACTTCTATTGCATATATCAATGACAAAATTAGACAGGAGTATGACAGGGTTTTCAGTAAGATCGAAGTTCCAAAAAAACCTAGCATCATAACGTAATGGCACACTTTGACAAACACTCAAAAAGTATAACTGCACTAGTAGATGTGTCTGAAGCACTTTTGAACGCCATGGAGAAGCATGGTGTTGATCCAGAGACTGTTGCCAAAAGACCAGAGTTCAGTGTGTTGATACATTTCTTGAAAAGTATCATTGATGGAGAATTAAATATACCAAACGAGCTCACTGACAGAATAAGAAACAGTGCCGAAGAGTTGGGCATTGACCTGGACGACATAAGCAAAAGGTTACACTAATTAGTGACAAGAGGACTCAAAGACTTTCATCCCTCTATAAACACTCTGCAAGTCATCAAAACAAGGAGAAACGATGACTTACTACTCAACTAAAACATACGGACACAACATAGGACTATCTGCGGTGTTCAGACAACCCAACGCAGATCACTCACACTGTCACCTACTGCACGGATACAGCCTGGCATTCAAATTCACATTTGGTTGCAAGGATTTGGACAACAAGAACTGGGCAGTTGACTTTGGGGGACTTAAACCTCTCAAGGCTTGGCTGGAGGACAACTTCGATCACAAACTTGCACTAGACAAAAATGATCCACACATGGAGAAATTCAAGGAATTGGAACAACTGGATCTAGCAGAGTTGAGAATATTTGATGGTGTAGGTGCTGAGATGTTCGCCAAACACGCATGTGAATTTGCTGACAAACTGATCAGGGAAAAGACAGATGACAGGTGTTTCGTGGACAGCGTGGAATGTATGGAACACGGAGCCAACAGTGCCATCTATAGGAAAGACTAATCTACTAGACGAAAAAATCATAATAGAGTATGACAATACTCAAGTCAAGATAGATCTATATGATACCCCACTAGGTGAAAGATTTCTCACAGCACTTAAAGATAACCTAGAACAAAAAAGAATACTTGAAAAAAACTTTTGTTTTTTAGGATGGGCAGACTCCAAAAGAAATCTGCAACACCTAGTCAACGAGCTCAATAAGAACATCACAAAGATAAATGATTTTAAATTTGATCCACCGTATGAAAAATTAAATGAGTTCGTGCCAGATGATTTCCAATACAGTAAGGAACTTCCAACAGGACTGTGTCCCGACGGTGATGAGATGTCTAAGCCTGGACTTAGGCTCAAACACGATGCCTGCAATTTACTTCACAGGTATTTTGAGGAACTACAAGGGACCGCCTGGCAAATATCAAAACTCTATAAACAAGCGGATCATGAAACAAAATATTGTATAAGGCAATTAAATAATCTCTGTCACGAAATAGAAAGTTGGGTTTTGAGTTATAGGAAAAGTGTAGTCGATCCGGATTGGATACGCCCGTCACAAATTACAACATTCCTTAATGCTCCGAGACTCAATCTTCATGAGCAAGATTTTGAATTATTCAAAGAAAATAGATATAACCGAGAACTTGGCGGAGTCTATCTTCACTGGAGTCAAGTGGGCAAGACATTATATGAAGTGTTCAGAGACGAACACGCTCCTGTCATGACAGAAACACTGTGTAGTGAAATTAACCATCAAAAGTTCTATTCTGGAGAATTTGATATAGAATGGGGACAGACGATCACAGAGGATGACAAATTTAAAAAGCAGGAAATGGATAATTTCCGTGCATGGCTGAAAGATAATGATTATGATTGGGAAGATCCTAAATTGTCATTGGGTTATATCAAACTTGGACAAGTGGATTTACAGTCAACATTTGGTGGAAAAGTTTTTGCTGATGTGTACCACCAAATGAAAAATAATTTAAATATTAAAAAGATTTACACTCCAGTCAGTCTGTCCAGTTGTGAATATCAATATTCGCTAGATAGTGATGACTGGAAACAAATACAAATGAAAGGTCTCAAGTCCGGGTATGAATCACGTAGTATGCGTTAAATGGGGGAACAAATATCCTGCCAAATATGTCAATGTTCTAAAGAACATGGTGGCACGTCACACCACAGTACCGTATTCATTCCATTGTCTTACAGACGATGCATCCGGCATAGACCAAGATGTTAATATAGTGCAACTCCCAAACCAGCCGCATATTAGAACTTGGTGGAGTAAACTTTATATGTTCTCACCTGACATGCCTGTCAAGGGTACTATACTTTTCTTTGATTTGGATGTGGTGATATTTGACAACATAGATGTTTTATTTTCACACAATCCAGAGAAATTTATGATAATACGAGATTTCAATCGTTGTAGAATCAAGGATTGGAAACTGTCCAATTCCAGTTGTATGCGTTGGGACTCCGGCACTATGAATTATCTTTGGACAGAGTTTGCCGAGAGGCCAGACAGGATTATGTCACAGAACCACGGTGATCAGGATTGGATAACCAAGAGAGCCAAAGACCACATAACGCATTGGCCCGACGAATGGATCAGAAGTTACAAATGGGAAATGGTGGGATATAAAGACACAAAATTGCTGTCAAAAGATGGAAGGAAATTTTTCCAAAAACCCGCAAAAATAGAACCAGGAAATAGAGTCGCAGTGTTCCATGGACAACCCAATCCAATGGATTGTTCAGACAAGTTTGTGGAGGACAATTGGAAATGAGAAGTTTCGGCAAAGTGGCTGTGAAAAAGATCAAACCCGAACTATCGGATATACCCGAAGACTGTGGCTACCAGAAAAAATTTCGTTTTAACATAGACATGAACTCGAATGGCATTATGGGCGAATGCATAGAATGGTGCCAGGTGAACTGCACGGGCAAATGGGGTTGGTGGTTTGAAAATAACAATAGAATTGAAAATCCAAAGACGCATTGGGAGGACCAGAACTCCTACATGAGTTTTCAGTACAAAAGAGATGCCACCCGGTTTTGGCTGGCAATCGGTTTACAAAATATGGGAGAAAAGAGTAGATAATTAATAGTATGGAGATTGAAAATATGAAATGGTTCGAAATAACTGACGAAGCCAAAAATCAAATGGAAAAACTTCTCTCAAAAAATCCAGGCAAGTATGCTGTATCACTGATGGTAGTTGGAGGAGGATGTGCCGGTTTCAAATACGACTGGGGATTTATAGACTCAAAAGACAAACTAATTGACGGTGATCATGTAGAGGACTGGGGCACAGGAAAATTTGTTGTAGATGAGGCTTCCATGATGTACGTGGCAGGTACCAAGGTGCACTGGAAAGAAGAAGTCTTTGGTTCTCAATTTGAAATTATAAATCCAAACGCACAGAGCGGTTGTGGTTGTGGTGAATCCTTTGGTGTGTGATGGACACAGCGTTTATAATCGGAAACGGTGAATCAAGAAAAATTTTTCCAATAGAAAATCTTAAAGGACAGGGCACCATATATGGATGTAACGCCATATACAGGGATCATCCAACATTGTGTGACCATATTGTAAGCGTAAATGCACCCATGTACGAAGAAGTGATGGACTGGTATAATGTTGCCAAACCTGAGGGCGTACAAGTCCATGGCCCCGATGACATTTCGGAATGGAACTATGTTGACGGACTTCCCGATGAGTTGCCTGGCGGATTAAAAATATACAGGCTTTGGCGCGGAATGTCTAAAGTAAAATGGGGGAACAAGATTAAAACACACGACTTCGCTGAAAACAGAGGTTCAGGTTGTAGTGCCCTGCTAATGGCCGCCGAAGCAGGACACAAAAACATTTTATTTTTTGGATTCGATATATTAGGTGCCAGACAATGGGAGATGGACGAAACAAGCAGACTGCAAAATAACTGCTATAAGGAGACTCCAAACTATCCACAAAGGGAAAGCATGAAGGCCTACATGAAATATGAATGGCTTTTCCAGATAAGGCAAATCATCCTTAGATTTCCAGACACAAATTTTTATTTCTTAAACAGACGTGAATATATCGAACGCAATTATTTCCTAAGAGGATACTTTGACCAACCGAATATCAAAGTCGGCATCTATGCTGATCTACAACGATGGATTACTGGCCAACAAGATGATATTCAATGGCAGAAATTATAGATCGCACTTGTCACAAAAGTGTTTGTGACCTTTTTCAACTCTAGCAGGATCTACCTTTGATTTGGGTTTTTTAAAAGTGTCACCACAGGTGTCACATTTAAGCACGTATATTATGTTGTTCCTTCTTACGGTGTGACAGATCCCCAACTTACTCTCCCTTTTGTATAATTTCAAGGTTTTTTGAGTCTCAACGAACATCAAAACTATTTAATAAATACACATAAACCGATATATGGCTAGAAAAATAATAGACACAGGAACACTAGGAAACCCCACTACAGGCGATACTTTACGTACGGCCATGACAAAGGCCAACACCAATTTTGAAGAACTGTACACGGATTTGGCGGCCACAACATCATCAAACGGAATATTAACAAGTGCCACAACCAACGATGATGTCAAAATTTTTCCAAACGGAACGGGTATTGTCGAGATTGACAGGCTGTCACTGAACAACACCACAATAAGTTCATTAGACACCAACGCAGACATCACTCTTACAGCAAACGGAACAGGTAGCATAGCAGTATCCGGACCACTGAAAGTTGGCACAGGATCAGCGGCAGGTGCCATCACCTCCAATGGTGCACACGATTTAAAACTTGACACAAACGGTGGAACAAATTCAGGCTACATCGAAATCAAGGATGGAGCAAATGGCGACATAACAATAGAGAACGATGGCACAGGTGACATCCTACTGAAATGCGGTGGCCAAGTTGGTATAGGTAATGTCGGTTCACCCGACACTTCAGTACACGTTAAAACTGCGGCGGCAAAAGTAACACTGCAAAGAACCGCTGACGCAAACACACCTGGCATAAGTTTTCAAAACTCAAACGGAAACGTGAGAGCGGAACTGATGATGGATGGTACCTCAGGTACTTCGAATACAGTATTTGTGAAAACGTATGATGGTGCTTCATTGGCAGAAAGATTTAGGGTAACACACACTGGGGCCAAAGTAACAGGCACATTGGACATCGACGGCGGTATAAGCATCACTGACAACAAAATAACGTCATCGGCTTCAAATGCAAATATACAAATTGATGCATCTGGAACAGGTGCAGTAGAAATTTTAACAACAGTGGTTTTGATGGCAAACTTGCCAACATCAGATCCTACTGTTGCTGGACAATTATTCAGAGACGGTACAGACTTAAAAGTAAGTGTCGGATAATAGGAGATCGCTATGGCAAAGCAGACAATTGATCTCGGTACATTTGGCGGAGCAGACGGATCAGGTGACAGCATCAGAACAGCAGGTGTAAAGATCAATGACAATTTTAGTGAGGTATATGAATTTGCCCCTGTAAAATCTGATATTAGATTCCAGGGCAATAACATAGTAACACTTTCATCTAATGCCAACATCGATATATCGGCCTCAGGTACTGGAAGTGTCAATTTAAAAGATTTCAAAATAAACGACAACAACATAGAGACAACAAACACAAACGGTGACCTTAGGATAGTTCCTAGTGGCACTGGTTATGTGATGATAGATGGATTGGGATTCTCCGGGACAAGCATTCATGCTCCAGATTCATCTAGTGTGAACATCAATGAAAATTTGATAGTTGCAGGAACACTCAATGCAGGTGCACCAACATTTGATGCCGCAGTGACAGTTGAGTCAACACTCGATGTCACAAGTGCAACCACATTGTCAACTTTAACTGTATCTGGTGCATCTTCATTTGTTGGACCATCAACAGTAGACAACCTAACTTTCAATGACAACATTATTTCAACAAGTTCAAACGCAGATCTAATTTTGACTCCGGGAGGAACAGGAGTTGTCAACGTTTCCAACATCACTGTTGATTCTAGTATTAACTTGACGGACAATGTTATCAAAGTCACACGTTCGGACGATGACTTTATTCTTTCAGCAAACGGTACAGGTTCTGTACAGGTTTCAAAAATAGATATGAACAGCGGCACTGTGGACAACACTGTAATTGGTGGAACGACACCAGCGGCAGGTACGTTCACAACTTTGGTTTTCGATCCTGTGGCAAGTGGAAGCCTATCATCTTCGGGAGTTACTATCACGGACAACAAGATAACTGCAAATCAGTCAAATGATAATCTAGAACTTGAGGCAAACGGATCAGGGTATGTTTCTATAAATGGCATACAATTTCCACACGCAGACGGAAGTTCTGGGCAATTATTAAGAACGGACGGAAGCGGACTGCTTTCATGGGTAACAAGTCCTATATTGCTTGGACAATCAGACATCCAGGACGCACGAAACACGATTGGATTTTCGTCAATCACTGAAATAGACGCAAACACGGCTGTTGGAGCACATGAAAATATAGGTGCCGGAACTGACAGTGTGTTAGATAGTTTTGATCAAGCCAAGTATGACAGTGCATGGTATCTATGCCTGCAGAGGTATGACGCCACCGACAGTTCGATCGAGTACGCAGGATTCAAGACAACCATTGCACAAGGAACAGCAGATGGATCAACATTTGATGCTTTCGATGGAACGTCACATATTATTAAAACAAATGATAATGATGAGATTTTAACAATTTCTTCAGACATAAGAAGTTCAGTCAGCAAAGTGAGATTAAAAGCACAGGCAGGAACACTGGCTGACGGTTCAACCAAATCCACATTCAATGCGTTGACTTTCTACAGAGTAGGACTTGGAGACAATGATTCTTCGGGATACACAGACGGCAACGTCGCCACAAAAGTTACAGCAGACCTTGACAGTGCAACTGCAAACATAGACAGTTTTGCCCATGCAAGTTTCAGAGGTGCAAAGTATTATGTTTCTGTGAACAACACAACCACACAGGAAGTGATGAACGCGGAACTTATAGTTGTTCACAACGGAACTGATGCATTTATACACACATACAACCAGTTTACGACCAATTCCGGTAACACTCCATTGGCGACATTCACAGCAGATATAAGTGGAAGTGATGTAAGACTGAGAGGTGCCAATGGTACCGCAGGAACTTGTAGAGTTACATTGTATAGAATACTATTGGCCGACAACGAATCTGCCTCGACTATAAACAGTAATGAAAGTATTATTGGTGCACAGACTGTCAGCAACACAGCATCCACAACAATAGACACAAATTCATTTAGGGGATCAGCAAGTCCAGACATGAGCTCTCAGAAAGTTATCAACTCATGGGCCAAAACAGATTTCGATAGTGTTTTCTATCACATGGTACAGAAAGATATGACAAACAATGAATTCGTAATGAACAAGTTGAGTGTGAACCATGGCATCAGTTCGGACGGCAGTACAGAAGCGGCGGGTGTAGCAGAAAGTCATATAATTAAATCAGGTGAGATGAATGACATCTCTGCGTTTGATGTTGCCATAAACGGTTCTAATGTGGAATTGAAAGCAACTGGCCAGAGTGATGGCTCCACAACAATACAGAATTCTTTACAGTATTACGCAATTGGTCTTGGTCCAAACACTACCACGGCCACATCAGGAAATATAGGCACACAAGCAGGTGTCATTGCAGGAGGTAACAACGAAACCACAATAGATCACGTAACTGCATCTGGAACTACACAGGGTATTGTTGCCGCCGAAAGGACAGTGGCTGAGTTTACAGCAGGACAATATGATAGTGCTTGGTACTTCGTAGTTTCCAATGACGTTGTAAATGGCAGTTTAGAAACACAAAAAATATCATTGATGCACAACTTGACAGATGCGTTTGTCACAAGTTCGGCAGTGGTTGCAACCGATCCGGGCGACACCCATCCAACATTTGATGCTGACATAGTTTCTGCTGGTGACAGTACAAGCAAAGTTAGATTGAGATCAACTGACTCTGATGGTAGTACAGTGACACCATCAAACACATTGGCATACTATCGTATTGGCTTGGGCGATGACGACTCCACAGGCTATGCAGGAGCAGAAACAGACGAAACAACAATCGCAAGGGTGACACTGGACAGTTCAGTTGCAAACATAGACACGTTTGCCTCTGGTGCCAACTCCGGAGCAAAATATTTCATATCTGTGAATAACTTATCAACAGGAGAGGTTTCCAACATAGAAGCCATTGTGACACATGACAACTCCGATGCATTCATAGTATCCTACAACGAACATTTTTCAGGTAACAATTCATTGATTGAATTGTCCGCTGATTTGAACGGTGGCAATGTTAGGTTGAGAGGAAGTGCAACGGCAGGCGGAAGCACAAGAGTAACGGCATACAGGATATTACTTGCCGATTCCGAATCAGAACAAATAGGAACAAACACGAGGACCACTACGACCGTGACAGACGTAACCAGTGCATTCACAACAATAGATACTTTCAATTCAGATTCGGTGGATGCCGCACACTATATTATTGTTGGAAGGACAGGATCAAATGGTGGATCGGTGACTGAGGCCACAGTTGTCACAGACGGCACAAACGCATTCGTATCACAGCACGGTGAAGTGTCCATGAAGACACAGCATGATACTGCACACATTACACTACAGGCATCACATGATGGATCGAACACAGTAACACTGCAGGCGTCGGCAACAAATGCCGCAGGTGGCGGGCAAAACACCGCAGTCACAGTGTACAGGATCGATCTTAAGGCGCCTGTTAACAACACCGTGACGCTTGACAGTTGGGCATCAAGTTCATATAGGGGAGCCAAGTACTACATATCAGCAGACGACACAATCAACGGACACGTTACAAATATTGAATGTCTGGTGGTGCATGACGGAACCGATTCTTACATCTCTACTTTTGGTGAACACAGCAGTCACGGAAGTCTTATGACTGTGACAACAGATGTCAGTGGTGGAAATGTTAGACTACTTGCAACTCCTACATCGGCAGATGTAAAACTAAAATTCTACAGGATCAGATTGGCAGATAACGAATCAGGATCTACAGGAACAGATTTCAACACAGTGGCGGCAACCACGGTATCAAGTTCGGCCACGGCCATAGACACATTCGTGGACACACAATTTACAGGTGCCCATTATGTGGTTATCGCTCGTAATGCCTCTGAAGGCAGTTCGGAAATACAGGAAGCCACAGTGTTAACTAACGGTGCGGAGGCCTTTGTGTCACATGCTAACCATGTATCATCCAAGTCAACACCAATGTTGACCCTATCAGCGGCACATGATGGATCAAGCACTGTGACTTTGAGTGCGGCATCCAGTGCAGGTGGGAGCACCACTGTCAACGCACACAGGATCCACATCAATGTGGCAGATGGAACCTCATATGATGTTCTTGACTCGTTTGGGCACGGAACATATAAATTGGCGAACTATATTGTGGTAGGAAAAAATGTCGCAAATGAATCACAGATAGCAGAACTAATGGTTGCCACAAATGGCACGGCACCATTTATTTTACAGACAGGTGCAAATATCAGCACACACTCAGTTTCCGATGCATTGATGAATTTCACAGTCGCACACAACGGCAGTAACGTAGAATTACGTGCAACAAACAACCAAGAATTGACCGACACCACAGTCAACATGTACAGAGTGCATCTTAACAGGCTTGAGGGGTCACCTAGTTCTGTAGCCACTCTCGACACATTTGACAAGACTGAGTTCAGGAGTGCGAAGTACACTGTTTCGATCAGTGACCCGGCCAGTGGTTCACTTGGATTATACGAATATCTAGACATTAACCTGATACACGACGGTACTACTGTATATTTGTCCACGTTTGGCAGGACCACTAACCACACTGCAGATCTGGTCGAATTCTCCGCTGACATCAGTGGCGACAACGTGAGGTTGCGAGGCACGATAAGTAATACAAACACACACACGGTCACAGTGGTTAGAAGGGTACTGAAAATTTAACATGGCACAACAGACGCTTAACATAGGAACAAACGCAAACGACGGGACAGGCGATAATTTACGAGCCGCTATGATCAAAGTGAATGAGAATTTCACTGAAGTTTATTCTGCTCCAGGCTTTAGTTTAGATGCAATCACAATCTCCGGCAATGAAATAAGTGCCGTTAGATCCAACGATGACCTTGTTTTCAACCCAGCGGGCACTGGTGTAGTCCAATTCCCTGCCATAAAGATCGACGACAACAATATCGTAGGAACAAGATCAAATGAGGACATCAACCTTCTACCTAGCGGGACAGGTTCGGTGGTGTTTGGGGCAATCAAAATACAAGGAACCTCTTTTAGTTCAGATGATTCCACAACAATCAACATCAACGATGGACTTGTTGTAGATGGAACAATTAATGTCACGGGCACATCAACACTGACAGGTGCGGCAGACTTAGGTTCCACACTAGCAGTTCCGTCAGGACTAACAACTCTTTCAACTTTGGCTGTT